CCAAGCCGAAACTGCTAAAGAAATATTAGAACTCTATAATTGGTGGACTGAAATATATCCCATCCGACCGGATCCTATGGATGCAAGCGGTTGGAGTGCGTATTGCGAACAAATTAGACAATCTGGTCGAGATTTTTTAGATTTTGAAGATCGCACCAACGAAGAACAGGAACAAAGTGGTCGAGCACTGGACCTTAGTAATGAAATAGAAGATAAGTACAACAAAGAGGACGAAGAAATGATGATTCGTCTAATTCGAATTCGACACTCACTTTGGACTTAATATGGATTTATTGAACATTCTTGGCTGGGCGTGTTTCTTTTATCTAATGTGGCAATTGTTAGGGTCTTGGTTATTTGTACAACAGTTAAAACACAAAATAAATGATGCGGTTGAGGAAGCAGAACTATTAAAAGAAGCAGAAAGATCCGTTCTTGCTTTACGCTTTGAACATGTAGAAGAAAACGGTCACAGTGTGGTGTTGGCATATGGAAAAAACAATAAATTTCTTGGCCAGGGTCTTACCGAAGATGATGCTGCTAAAAATATCCAAATTTATTATCCTAGACACAAAATCTTGATTGTAAACGACAAATCCACAATTACCAAAGTATTAGATCCTGTTGACATTAAATCCGTTTAGTATTATAATATAACTCTTTACACAATTTTAGGGTGATACTATGAGTATGCACATGGAAGGTCCCTGGTTAAGTATGACGGGCCGGCGCAAGGGCAAGAAGAAATTTGCAAGTGCTGAACAAAAACGGCAGGCAGAAATTCTTGAACAAGAATGGCAGGCGCTTAAGGATCGGTATGCACCTAAGACCAAGATCAAATTTGAGCGTAAATCTTATGTGAGTCCCAAGCCGTTACGCCGCGATGCTGAACAACCGCGTGTTCCTAGTTTAGACACAGGTGTCAAAGGCGCAGTGAATGTTCGTATGCCAATGCAGTACACAGGCGACAATATTGTAGGTATTGGCACAATGCACAAGAGTAACGCTGTACCTATTTTTAGTGATCAAGAAGCCAAAGACATTTCATCCATGCGGAGATAATATGAATACACAATTGATAAACATGGCTTTTCCATATAATGTTAGAAATAAAACTTTAACATTTAATGATGCACTAAAGTTCTTATGGCAACAAGATTTGATCAATGTTGGAGAACTGGCCGAAAAAGCAATTGTTAAAAAAAGTAAAAAACTTGTAAAGAAGAAGAAAAATGCTAAAGGATCAGATTTCAAGGACGGTTCTGACAGTAAATACTGCACAGTTTTTTATGATAGTACCAACTACGCGACTGTAAGCGGTTTAAAAAATAAAACAGGCAAGTTAAGGGTAATGGTTTACGAACCAAAAACTCAAAAAAATTATTTTTTTATAATTCCACACAATGTTTACCGACCGTATCAGCACACTGGTGATTCACTGAAAATCTATTTTACCAAAGATGGACAACCAAGAAAAACACAGCGTGAAACAAATACTCGTCCAAATTTATGGCTTCATGAATGTTCAGCAAAGGAATGGGCAAAATAAATAATGGCAAAATACTTTGACAAACAAAAACTAGATATCGTTATTGCTGCCGCCAAAGGCATAGTAGCACAAAGAAATCAAGTTCTTAAACAGACCGGCATCGATATATTAGACACAGATGCTATTAGTTCGGCACTTATATATGAAATGGTTACACAGTACGATCCAGACTACAATGTAAACTTTGCCCGTAACGGTGAAGATGCAAAGAGTAACGGAGTGCTAATCGAACAAAAAGCAACTAGGGTAGCAGGTCCATTAACTAAAACTGGAAAACAGCGTAAAAGAGCAGGTACCGATGCTGCATTTCAATTTCATGTCATGGGCGATCTGGATCATCCTCGTTATGTGTTTGTAGCTAGGCATAAAGAAACACTAGAACTGCTAAGAATCTACGACATTTCATCTGAAAAAAACACTAAAAAAGTTTTAGCGCATTTAGAATACGAAAAGGAAGTATGGCTAGCCCGAGGCTTTCAAAAACGCGATATTATTCTAATCACTGAAAAATTTATTTTGGACAATTTAACCTTCCCCCATAAACAAACTATTGGTAATTGTGTTATACTGCGTGACTAATATAAATACGTGATGTCGCTAGTGTATACCAAAGAACAATTCTTAAAGCAATTCAATCTCAATCGCACAATCACATTTGATGAATTTGGTCAGAGAATTGCTGTGCTAAATGGCAGCGATACTTCTGGCCAATTTGTGATACGCGACTATCTTGACGGCTTTTTAGCCAAGTGGGCCAAGAAAGATGATCGTTTACAAAGATTAGATACTTACAAAAGAAACTTGTATCAAATGCTTGTTCTAGAGCCCGAAGTGGCACTAGCACAATGGTTTGATCGTACAGTGGCACTAAATGAACCCATTGAATATTATTTTCAAATCCCCAACGCTAAAATATTATCCGACGATACATTTGGTGGACGCACAAACAGCAAGTACGGGCGACTGTCTAAAAATATCAATTTTGAAAATTTTTACTGCACAAAAAAATTATACACAAATGATTTTGAATACACATTTGGCCTAATGCAAGCCATGTTTGAAGATTTTAAAATCCGTAACAGTTTAGCAGCGCCAGCATTCTTTGATCATATTTGCAGAATTGAAAACAGTGACTACAGTCAATTTTGGACTGACTTCATGGTTGGCTGCAATCGTGCCAGCATCTTTAATCCTGCTACTTATAAAGGTATTGTAGAAGAGCTGTTTACAGGTGAAACTATATTTGCACCAGTAATGGGGTGGAACTCGTATCAGCTGGGATTCTATTCGACAAATTGGAAACGCTTTATTGCTACAGATGTTATTCCCCAAGTGGTTGAAAATGGACGCCAATTGCATCAAGAATTTGAACAATACAGAGATCGTAGTATAATTGAAATTGATGAAAAAACAGTTGATCTATATCTTTGCCCTAGTGAAAAGCTAAACGAAAAACATGACTTTATAAATCGTTATCGTGGACAAGTTGATGCTGTACTGTTTAGTCCGCCATATTTTGATTTAGAAATTTATCCAGGTGAAGATCAAAGCTTGACCAACTTTCCGGATTATCAAGATTGGTTGGAAAATTATTGGGCAGAAACTGTAAAACTGTGTGCGGCAGTCATGCGCCCTGGTGCTAGGTTTGCTTTTGTTATTAGCAATTATGTAAACAAAAATAAACAACAGACTACGATAAGCGAGGATATGAGTGCGGTGGCGCAACGATATCTCAACCCATTGTCTCGGTATAAGGTGCAATGGAGTGCTATAGCAGGATCAAGACAAGCTAAAAAAACTAGAGATGGTAACTTTGAAGATTTGTGGCTGTGCGAGCTAAAATAAATATTGTTTTTGAGGAGATTTGTGAGTAAAGACGATTTAATTAGAATGACTGGAGTAGTAGATGAACTGTTACCCAGCGCAATGTTTCGTGTAACATTAGAAAACCAACACAAAATAATTGCCACACTAGCTGGCAGACTAAGACAAAATAATATACGCATATTAGCCGGTGATTCAGTAGAAATTGAAATGAGTCCATATGACTTGCATCGTGGTCGTATAGTGTATCGCACTAAATAGCAATATGCGTGATATCATTGATCTCTTAGAAGAAAAGAAAAAACTAGAGCTTAAAAAGCTGCCTTATGCAATGACTGCGTTATCGCCAGTTAAAAGCAAAGCCACAATAGAAAATCATTATGGTAAACTGGCACGTGGTTATGTGGATAGGTACAACAAGGGCGAAGGCGATGCCACCTTCAATGAAGCCGGCGCATATTTACATAACATCTACTTTCCGCAGTTGAGGCCACCCAAAAATGGCAACAGCCCTACAGGTGCTAGTCTAGCATTAATTAACAAACACTTTGGTAATTTCACAGATTTCAAAAAAGATATTGAAGCTGAAGCCATGAAATTGCAAGGTTCAAATTGGATTTACTTGAGCCGCAGCGGTCAAATCAAAACAATCAAAAATCATGCCATACGCACAGATATTGCGTTGTTGATTGACTGGTGGGAGCATGCCTGGACATTAGACTACGGCACAGACAAGAAAAAATATCTACAAAATATTTGGCGCATAATCAATTGGGAATATGTTAATAGGCGTATCTATGCCGGAGATCGTGCATGATTGATTTACAAGAAAGCGCAGTAACCAAACTAAGAGAACTTATAGCCGAAGAAGGCAACCCGGATCTTAAACTGCGCATATTTGTGCAAGGTGGTGGATGTTCGGGCATGCAGTATGGATTTACCTTTGACGAAGAACAAAACGAAGACGATTTTGATATCAATATTGATGGTGTTGGCTTGCTGGTGGACAGCATGAGCGCACAGTATCTGCAAGGTGCCAAAATCAAGTACACAGAAGATGCCATGGGTGCCAGCTTTAGTATAGACAACCCACAAGCTCAAACCACCTGCGGCTGCGGCAGCAGTTTCACACCTTACTGATCCTTCCAAAACTCCATTCCTTGCAAAAGCCATAAATACCTAGTATATAGGATGATTTATGGCACAGCAAGATATTGATGTAGGGTCATTTGCCGGCGATGGCACTGGCGATCCCTTACGCGATGCATTTACTAAAATCAATGAGAATTTTACAGAATTATATAGTGGCAATGTACA